TCAAAATGTAGTAAATGTGAAAGAGGGTATATATATGAATGTTTCTCCTTTGTTTGCTCAAAAATTGGGATATTCTGTATTTGAGTTGGTAGGGAGGTCATATTATGATGTTCTCGCAGAAGAAGATAGGAAGAAATGGATAGAGGTTTCTGTTGAGATAAATAAAACTGCTTTCACCGATACCCCAAAAGAATGCAAACAAGAAATTTCAGAGTACGATGTAAGGTTTCAAACTAAAGACGGTAAAATTATAAATGGAAAGTCTAAAACGAAGACTCTTTCTAATATAATTGTTATGAATGAAATTGATTTTTTAGATTAGATATATAGAAGTAAAAAAAGGGGAGAGCCGAAGCTCTCCTCTTTAACTATGCTAATAATGATGCAAGTTCTTTACAAGGTTTTGATTTAGGCTTAACCTCATCAATACCTTTTCTGAATACATTGTAGCAAGTACCTGATGCACTTTCTCTAATATCTCCACGAAATTCGTGAAAGTTAGCTACAATCTGTACTTTATCTTCAGACCATTCAT